AGTGAAGGCAAATACCAGATTGTTGATTCTGCATCCGCAACTCCGGCGCTGAAGGTAGCAAATGCTGTGCTGGCCGAAGATGTTGTCGTTGGCACCGGCGATGTAGTTGCTACTGTTTATATTCGTGGCATTTTCAATGCAGAGGAAATGTCTGTTGGCTCTGAATCTGATTCTGTGCAGGCACACGAGGAAGAGCTGCGTGCTGTTGGCATCTACCTGACTCATCTGCAATAAGGAGGAATAAACTATGGCATTTGATATCAATTCTACCCGTTCTTTGCTGGGCGTAATCAATCGTGCATATCCGCCCAATCCTTTGTTAGTAAACACCTTTTTCCCGAACGCAATTACCTATAGCTCCGAATATCTGGATGTGGATTTCAAAAAAGGCGGTCGCTCCATGGCACCCTTTGTGGTTCCGGGTTCTCAAGGTGTTAATATGCAGCGTGATGGCTTTGAAACCAAATCCTACAAGGCACCGCTGATGAAGCCTAAGCGTGTACTGACTGCTGAACAGCTGCAAAAGCGCCTGGCAGGCGAAAGCGTGTACAGCGGTCGCACTCCCCAACAGCGAGCTGAAGAATATCGCGCTGAGGATATCAAGGAATTGACTGATATGTGCACCCGCACTGAGGAATATATGGCTGCAAAGCTCCTGATTGATGGCAGCTACACCATTAACGGTTATGCTGATGATGGCAAAACCCAAAAGATTGACACTATTTCCTTTAACTTTACTCAAAAGCAAACCTTGTCCGGTACCGATACCTGGGATAAGGATACCTCTGATGCTTACGGCAACCTGCAGGAGGCTTCCAAAACCATTCGCCGCAATGCTGGCCTGACTCCGACTATAATGATGTGCTCCGAGGCTACCAGCAACCTGCTGTTGAACAACAAGAGCATTTATGACAAGCTGCTGATTCCGTCCCGCGACAATGCGGCGCTGATGTCCTTCGCACCTAAGATTCAAAGCCCTGAGGTTATGCGCTTTGGCCTGCTGGGTGCCTTAGGCCTGGAAATGTACACCTATGAGGGTGGTTATATCAACAACGAAGGTGTATTTACTCCGTACCTGCCTGATGATTACGTTATTATCGGCGTTGCCGGTCGTGGCAAGCGCTTGTATGGCGCTGTTACCCAGATGGAGGACGATAAGCAGTTCCACACCTATGAAGGCCGTTATGTGCCTAAGGTTACCATGAACATCGAGAATGACTACTGCTCTATTGCTATGCAGAGCCGTTGCCTTGTTGTTCCTGAATCTGTGGATGACTGGTATGTTATCAAGGTTAAATAAGGAGGCAGCTTATGTATATCCTCATTAAGAAATTCTCTCTGCGTCATAATAACGTGGTTTATGCAGCGGGCAGTGTTGTCGAGCTGCCTGAAGACGTTGCTCAAAAGCTGTATGATGATGCTCCGGAAGAGTTTGAAATCATTGGCGAGCCTGAGGCAGAAACCACTGCTCCGGAAGATGTTGCAATCATTAGCAAAACCGAGGCTGAAAAGCCTGCTTCTGGCAAAAAGAACAAAAAGCAGCCTGCTTCCAAATCTATCTCTAAAGAGCCTGCGTGTGATGATGAAGCTGAGCTGCCGGCGGTAGATGAAGCCGCAACTGTACAATGAAAGCGCTGAGCTTTAAAGAGCAGATAGCCGCAGACAATGCGGCTGTCTTTCTCAATGAGATGGAGTTTGCGGAGCTGCATGATCTGAACGGTACGGAGTGCATGGCGATTGTGCAGGATATCTCTGTGGCGCAGTCGCTTTCTGTCCAGACAGGTAAGGATGATTATTATCCCGGTCTTTATGGCAGTCAGCTGCAGGTGAATTGCCTGAAGGCTGATTTGCCGGAGGTGCCGGTGTATGGCATGCGGTTTTATCTTGACGATAAAATGTATGAGGTTGAAAGCGTGGGCGATGATATGGGTATATTGACAATTCAGCTGGTGGCGAATGACCGATGATTAGCATTGATGCTAAAAATATGGAATATGCACAGCAGATGTTGGGCGCTGCTCCGAAGGAGATAAAAAGAGCCATAAAAAGCTCAATCAATAAATCTACCAAACAAATCAAGACGAAAGTTGCGAGGTTGGTAAAGGAACGATATGTTATTTCTAGCGCTGTTGTGAAGAAAAAAGTGGAAATACGCAAGGCAACGCTTTCTCGGCTTACTGGTGTTGTTATGAGCACGGGAAGACCAGCAACTTTGACTCGGTTTGATGTACGGAAAAGCAAAAAAGGTCCAATTCGTGTCAGGGTATTACGCAGCAGTAATCCGAAGCCTATAAAAGGTTTGTTTTTGCAGGCTACACGAGCTGGAAATGGACCTTTTCCGTTCAAAAGGCTTGGTAAGAGCAGATACCCGTTAACCGTACTACATGGTCCATCTATACCATCAATGATGGGAAATGAAAATACTATCAACAGGCTAACACCTTTTGCAGAAAGTGTTCTGAATCAACATTTTTTACATGAAGTAGAATATCGTTTTTCAAAAATGAAGTAAGGAGCTTTTATGACTACAGTTGAATTAATGGATAATCTGGCTGAGTTTTTGCGACCTGCAGTTACCGACTACAGCACGCAGCAGCCCTCTGGCCAGCGTGAAATTAAAGTATATGCAGGCTTTCCGCCGGCACGCATGAATGCTGATGAACAGGCATCGTTTATCTATGCTCTTGTTACCGGGGCGCAGGATACTGCAGATGGTCACATGAGCACCGCAACGGTAGAAATTGGCTTCAGCATCTATGACAATAGCGATGCTGACGACTGGCGCAGTCTCTATAATCTTATGGAGCACGTGCGCCAGCATCTTCTGAAGCATCGTCTGGTAGCGAACAGGCACCGCCTGCAGCTGCCGCTGAAGCTGGAAGTTCCGGAAGCACAGCCTGCCCCGCAGTGGCAGGGTAAAATTACTGCAATTTATACTATTGGTCAACCTTATGAGGAGGACATATATTATGGCGAAGAATAAGAAAACAGATAAGCTGATTTATATCGGCCCCAACCTGAGCCGCGGAAGATTACTGCAGTATCAGGTGTTCATTGGCGGTCTGCCTGAGCATTTAGATGCAGAATTCGATGAATTCCCTCAATTGGAGAAGCTGTTTGTTTCAGTAGAACAGCTTAACAGAGCGCTTGAGGAAGTTCAACAGACAGGTACTCCGCTGAATAAGTATTATAAACAAGCTATGGAGGTGTAAAACATGGCATATAAACATGGTGTGTATACCAGTGAGGTTCCGACTAGCGTTGTGCCTGCTGTAAACACTGCTGCCGGTCTGCCGGTTGTATTCGGTACCGCTCCGGTACATTTGGCGAGTGAGCGCGCTCAGAGCAACAAACCCATTTTGTGCTACAGTTACGCTGAGGCAGTACAACAGTTAGGCTACAGTAAAGATTGGGGTAAATACACTCTCTGTGAGGTAATGTATAGCCAATTCGCATTGTATAATCGCGGTCCGGTGGTTTTTGTAAATGTATTAGATCCCAAAACCCACAAGAAGAGTGCTAGCTCCAAAAATGTTACAGTGACAAACAAAGTTGCAAAAGTAGATGCTCCGGTTCTGCTTGACACTTTGCAGATTAAAGTATCTACGGCCGGTTCTGCATTGATTGCCGGCAGCGACTATGAAGCTGCTTATGATGACGATGGCGTATTGGTTATTACGTTGCTTGATGATGGCACTGCAACTGCTGCAAGTAATTTAACACTTACTTATGATGAGATTGATGCTGCAGCAGTAGATGCAGATGATATCATTGGCGGCATCAATGTGAGCGATGGTTCTGTCAAAGGTTTGGAATGTCTTAACAAAGTATTCCCGATTACCGGTCTTGTGCCTGGCATCGTTCTTGCTCCCGGCTGGAGTGAAATCCCGACTGTAGCTGCAGTGATGAAAGCTAAAGCTGGCAACATCAACAGCCATTTCAAGGCGATTACGCTTAATGACGTACCGACAGACAGCGTCAAAAAGTATACCGACGTCAAAAACTGGATGAATCAGAACAGTTACAATGACGCTTCTCAAGTGGTATGCTGGCCTATGGTTAAGATGGGCGATGATGTTTATCACATGTCTACCCATGTTCTTGGCGTTATCTCAACTGTTGACAGTAATAACGATGATATTCCTTACGAATCTCCGTCTAATAAAAGCATGCAGATTAATGGCTGCTGCTTAAAAGATGGTACTGAGGTAGTATTAGGACCTGATGAAGCTGGTTATCTCAACGGCCAGGGCGTTGTTACCGCACTTAATTTTATCGGAGGCTGGAAATGTTGGGGCAATCGCACCGCCTGCTATCCGTCTAACACCGACCCTAAAGATGCCTTTATCTGTATTCGCAGAATGTTTAACTGGCATGCGCAGACTTTCATTCAAACTTATTGGGCGAAGGTAGATAAGCCGATTAACAAACGCCTGATTCAAACAGTTCTGGATAGTGAAAATATGCGTTTAAACGGCCTTACCGGACAAGGTGTCATTTTGGGTGGCCGTGTTGAATTTCGTGATGATGAAAATCCCGTTACCAATCTTATGGACGGCATCATTAAATTCCACACCTATCTTACGCCGCCTGCCCCGGCGCGTGAAATTGAAAACGTGCTCGAATATGATCCTGCGTATTTTGAAACGCTGTTCAGTTAATTGGGAGGTGAGATAGATGGCAAATGTACCTGAGAAACTGATTAACTTTAAAGTTTACCAAGATGGTAACGATTTGGTGGGTATTGCTGATGTGCAACTTCCGTCTTTAGATGCTATGACCGAAACCGTTAAAGGTGCAGGTATTGCAGGCGAGTTTGACAGCCCGGTGCTGGGGCACTTTGGCAGCATGGAAACAGTGCTGAACTGGCGCACGTTGGAGAAGCGTAACATCATGCTGGTAATGCAGACAGGCGTAAATCTTGACCTGCGTGGCGCACAGCAGATTTATGACAGTGCCAGTGGTAAATACAAGGTTGGTAACGTAAAATGCGTTGTGCGCGGTGTGCCGAAGAAAACGGAGTTGGGCAAGTTGGATGTTGGCACGACTACAGGCACTGCGAACACCATTGAAACAGCTTACCTAAAAGTTACCATTGATGGTGAAACTGTTCTGGAGCTGGATAAGTTCAACTACATCTGTAACATTGGTGGAGTTGATTATATGGCTGACGTACGCGAAGCTTTGGGCATGGTGTAAAACAAAAAGCCTCCAGCGTGAAGCTGGGGGCTGAATTATAAAAGTTTGGAGGAATGAAAGATGATTGACTTAAAAAATGTAGACAACGTGTTGCAAAATGTTACTGGCAAAGATTTTCTGAATGCT